CAAGTTCCGCGCAATGTCAACTGCCACAAAAACCGGGATTCAGCATACCATTCCCGGCGGCGCATGGTATACCGAGGCAACCGGGGATAACAAGTTCCTGAATTTCTCCACGAACGGCGCGGCCGGCACATTCCGGAGTAACAAGCCTTGACGTTCAAGTTGATCACAGCGCCGGCCGCCGAGCCGGTTCTGCTGGCCGATGTTGAGGGCCAGTGTCGGGCCAGCCTGACCGCCGAAGCGGCAACCGTTAGCCTGATGATTACGGCCGTCCGCCAGAAAGCCGAAACCGCGCTGCACCGGGCGCTGATCAACCAGACATGGGATCTGGTGCTTGACGGTTTTTCCAGTAGCATCGAGATCGAGAAACCGCCCCTGGTGTCTGTATCCTCCGTGAAATATTACGACCTCGACGGCACGCTCCAGACGCTTGCAGCCACCGAATACACGGTTGACACAGACAGCACACCAGGGCGGGTTTACCCGGCTTATGGCAAAACATGGCCGGTAACTCAGAATAGGCCGAATGCGGTCAGAATCCAGTTTGTTGCTGGGTACGGCGCGGCCGGCACAAACGTTCCGGCCTGCATCAGGCAGTGGATGTTGCTGAACGTGGCAAATCTCTACGAAAACCGCGAATCAGAGACAGTAGCAGAGGGGCGATTGACCGCCGTTGACCTCTCCACTATGGCGGATGCCCTACTCGACCCGGAGCGGTGGAAGGTGCAGATATGAAAACCGATATCGAATTATGGCGGGAACACATTGAAATTTGTAATGACCTTACAGCAGCCATGCCGGAAATGAATTGGCTGGAACGCATTATAGCAACACAGGTGATTCGCTTACTTAAATGGTGCGCGAACCAACTATGATGGCCGGCAAGTTCCGCCATCGCGTCGCGATCCAGCAGAAAACCATCGCCACTGACGGTTCCGGCGGCCCGGTCGAGACGTGGGCGGATATCACTGGTATGTCCTCCGTTCCGGCATCGATTGAACCGCTCCAGGGGCATGAACTCTTGAAGGCGCAAACGATAAACGCCGAAACCACAACCAAAATCACTATGCGCTACCAGGCCGGTGTTATTGCCGCAAACCGGATCATTTTCGAAGGCACGTTTTACAACTTGCAGTCTGTGATTGACCCGGAGAAGAAACACCGGGAATTGATCATCATGGCAAGCGAAGGGCTTAACGAGGGGTAGATATGCCTGATTCCGGCGCTATTATTTGGACCGCAATCGGTGGCCTGATTATTCTTCTTCTGGCAATGATCCGATATGCACTGACAAAGGGCATTGATAATATTTTGGCGCAACTCGACAAGATGTGGAAGTACTTTGACGCCAATATTGCCGAACATGCGCAACTCAAAGCCGAACATGCAGAATTAAAAGTGGAAGTGCGGGAGCTTAGAGCTAGTTGTAATGAACGGCACGCAAACCACAAAAAAGAAAGCGATAAATGAGCATCGAAGGCGACATACAAGCCCTACTTGCCGCCCTGGTTTCCGGCCGTGCCTACCCGCTCGTAGCGCCCGACCCAGTAGCAAAGCCGTACACCGTATTTCAGGTGATCGTCGAGACGCCACAGAACAACCTTGACGGTGCAAGCGGACTGAGTAACCGCCGATTCCAGATTGATCATTATGCCACTTCATACGGAGCCGTAAAGACCCTGGCCGAATCCACAAAAACTGCTATGGCCGGGGCATCATTTAAAAGCCTCCACCTATCGAGCATAGATTTTTACGAAAACGATACACAGCTTTACCGGATCATGATGGACTTTTCCGTTTGGACTTAACCACAACCATGCAACGGCGCGATGCCGTCGCGAAGGAGTAAACACATGGCAACCCCCTCTCAAGGAACCACCCTCCACATTGCAGGAACCGCTGCAACCCCTGAGGCACTTACCGCTGTAACTGTTGGTTTCCCTACCATCCTGGCGATAACTGGACATGCAGGCGTAGCCAACGGCGACGTTGTAACGTTCAGCAGCGGCTTTACTGGTGCTGACGCTGCACTGTTGAATGGACAAACCGCCGTTGTAAACCACTACGCAACCGGCGCAACAAATGACACCTTTGCCGTCAACATCGATACCACTGGCAAAACTATCACCGTCGGCACCGCAACCGCCACGCCTACCGCCTGGATCAAAGTCGGAAAGTTGACCGACATCAAAGGCACCTCGGACACCTCCCCGGACATCGAAGTAACCACGCTCGACTCCACCACCAAGGAATATCAGCCTGGCTTGCCTGACACCGGCAACGTCACTATGTCCATTCAGTGCGATGACTCCGACACTGGGCTAGCTGCCTGCGAAGCCGCGTTTGATGCGAGGTCCGTCAAGTCGTTCAAAATTACCTACGTTTCCGGCGTCACCCCGATCCGTACTTTTAACGGTTATGTCAAGGGTTTCCCGAAAATAGGCGATGCTTCGAAAGACGGCGTTGTTACCGGATCGATTGAAATCAAGCGTTCCGGCCCTGTCACCAAGTCGTAATTCTCCGGGGCGGTTCGCCGCCCCTAACCCCCAAAGAAAGGCGCAAACGCAAATGGTACTCGATAAAAAAGGAATCCTCGCGGCAGCTCAGTGTAACTCGGAAGAAGTCCCGTTTGGTAAGGGCAAAGTTCTCTGTACGGAACTGTCATTTAGTGAGGTTAACGAAGTTCGCGAAAGCAAGTTAATCAGAAATGAAAAAGATGAAGTTGACGGCTTTAAGTTCGTCGGTTTGCTGGTAACGCGCTGCATCCGTGACGCGAAAGGCAATCGGATTTTTGAAGACACTGACATTGATTCCGTCATGGCTTTTCCCCGGTCTAAATATTTGCCGCTTGCAATAGCAGCGCAACGGCTGAACGGCATGTCGGATGACCAGGTAAAAAACTCCGAAGCCGACCAGACCGACTCTTAGCATTTGAGTTGTGTCTTAAAATCGGCGTCCCGCACCCTGATTATCTCGACCAGTATTTAACGGCTTCACAGTGGGAAGAGTGGCGGGCTTTCGCGCAGATCCGGCCATTCGGCGAACAGCGCGAGGAGTTGCGCCACGGCCAAAGAATGGCTCAATACGCTAATTACCACCCCTACAAAGACCAGAAGGAACCTGCCAGGGCCATCGACTACATGAACTACACGGAGCGGCCGGAAGAAAAACCGGTGATTCTGACCGAAGAAGAGACTCAGGCGCTGATTGACAAGGAATGTTTCGGGATTTGATATGCCAGATATGAAAACAGGATCATTCCAAGTTACCGGACTTTCCGACCTCGAAAAGAGGCTGGAGGATTTCCCCGACAGGATAGCTCGTAACATCCTGGCCGGGGCTATCCGCGCCGGGGCGGTGGTTATTCAGAATGAAGCGCGGCAACTGGCACCGGCCAGCGCCGAAGATCACTATTTAGGCAAAGGCAGTCGGCGAGTATTGATCAAAGCCGGCGAACTGAAACGGAAAGGCGTCAAGGTTCGGCTGGCACCGCGCAAAAGCCGCACAACTCCCATTGAATACTGGGTCTATGTCTCGAAACGGAACTGGTATTGGAAATTTCCTGAATTTGGCACAAGCAAGATGCCTGCACAGCCTTTTATGCGGCCCGCATTCGAAAAAATGAAAGAAATTGCTGTTGAACGAATCCGCGAATACCTGGCGGCGAGAATTGTAAAAGAGGCGGCGAAGATATGAGCGGCGATTTAGGAACCCTTGTCATAAGTCTGCAAGCCGACCTGGCGCGATTCTCTGGCGACATGGGCAAAGCCGCGAAGGTTTCTCAGGATACCGCCAAGCAGATGTCAGGGCATTTCGCTGACTTTCAGAAATCGATGGATGCCATGAGTGCATCCGTCACGGGCGGTTTTGAGAAAATCGCCAAGGGCGCGGCCGTCGTTACCGCGGTACTTGGCGGCGGCAAACTGTTCAAGGAAATGGTTTCCAGTTCACTCGAGTGGAATGGAGCTGCAACGAAGCTGGCTGCTACGCTCGGCATCACCACGCAACAGGCCAGCGGGCTCAGAAGCACCCTGGAGCATCTAGGCGTTGATCAGGACGTTGTAACAACGGCCATGCAAAAAATGATCAAAACCGCCACCTCTACCCCCGATGTATTCAA